CTTGCTTGAATTCACTAGGATCAATTTTATCTAAAATTTTGACTACATCTTTAGGTGAAACTGCCGGTATAAGTTTAATTAGATGATAACCATATACATTCTTTGCAAATTTATAACCAAACCATTTTAATATTTTCATATTATCCTCACTACTAATATTTATGGGCCTGAAAAAGAGCATCCCAATTGGTAACTGAGATGCTCTATTTTATTAGCTGTAACTAAATTACAGTAGGTTCAACACACGGATCAAGCGGTAATAAGGGTTCTTATTAGCGACAATATGTCCGTCTGAAGTAGGAACTTCTGTAAATCTGAATGGATTTTCAACAACACCATAACGTGTTTTGAATCCAATCTTTGGTTGGAAGCTCTGCTCACCAACTGCACGTACCATTTGTAGAGGTACATATGGGCAATAGAAGAACCCGGCATCATAAGGAGAAGTTCCTTTATAGCCGACCATTGCCAATTCGTGTCCACTTGATGTTCCCAAGAAATAAGGATCAATATAAACACGGAAACGACCGTTTAACACACCGCAGAATGTGTTCCCTGTATCATCAACATTCAAATTTGTTGATAGAGCAGGTGCGTATGCAAGTGCTCCAGACATAGACAAAGCAGAAGCAACGTCTGAAGATGCGATAACAATATTACCACGCCCTCTACGTGTTCTCTTTGCAATCTGGTTTGCTTCACGTTCCAATTGGAACAGAAGTCCTTTGAACTTTTCAACTGACCAACGACCATTGCTATCTACGTTTAAGTCAAAAGTACCGTTGTTAGCAACTGTACCCTGGGCTCCAGTTTCAGCAATGTAATACAATGTACGGACAACTTCACGGTTGATTTCAGTTAAGATTTCAGCAGACAGAATATTTGCCAATTCTGTTTCAGCATCAAGACCGTGAATTGCTTTCAAGTCTTGCGCTAATTCCATAGTGTATTCTGCTTTCAAAGCGCGTGATTTTGCAGTCACGGTCACTTTGTCAATGCTAAATGCCATTTGAGCAAAAGCATCTGTTGCTCCAGTTACATCATCTCCAAGAGCTTCAGCAGCCGCTGTAGTCAAACCAGTACCTGTTGTGAAACCACTTGCTAGAGGTGGATAACCAGAACCAAATTCATCTGTTCCAGCATGTGTGCCAGTACCAGAGAAATCAGTATCAGCTTCTTGGAACAAAGCTTCTGTTCCTGTCTGATTTGAATATCTGCTACGTAGAGCAAAAATCAATCCAGTAGGACCAGTCATAGGTTGAACACCGCAAACATCATAGGCAATCAAATTCGGCATAGCACGGCGAACCAAGCTAATTAAAATAGGATCCCATGTACCAATGTTTCCAGCACCAATGCTATTGGTTGGGGCAGATTCAGTAAGGATTTTTCTTTCCTCACGCAAAGCCGCATCTTGATTTTCAAGAATTAATGCAGTAACAGCGCGTTTGTAAGGATCCTTAATTTCGGGAAGTCCTTTATAATCCAGAACTGGCTGCCACTTTTTCTGAAGTTGTTCAGTTAAAACCATTTTTCTATGTCTCCTTGAATATTATTATTCTTTAATTATTTAGCGAAACTTAATTTTTCACTTGACGATCCAAGGCTTTAACGTAAGCAGCCATTGATGGATCCTTAACTTCTACTTCAACATCGTTATTATTTTCTTCAACAGCATTTCTATCTTCTGTTAAAGGAACACGATTACTCTGTGTTGTTTTTTGTGAGAAATAACTCTCTTTCAAAGTCTGCAATGTTCCCTTATAAGAAGCTACATCTTTAAAGGAAACACTTTCTGCTAATCCACGCAATTTTTCAATTTGTGTATCAGCAAGTCCTTTTGAAACTTCTGCAAATGTAGCAGACTTTTCTCTTTCTACCAAAGTGTTTGTCAAATTAATGTTGGCATCAATTTGTTCATTCAACTTGGTTTCAAGTGTTTGAACTTTGCTTGCTAATGTAGCAACTACATCTAATTTTTCTTGAGGAACTTCAATGTAGCTTTCAGCAAACAATTTCTTCAAACCAATCAAGAAATCTTCTGTTAATTC